CGACAGCGTCGGCCCGTTGCCGCTGCCCGCCTCGAGGAGGGTGACGAGGATCCGCGCCTCGGTCTCGGCCGCGGCCTGGCCCATGCGGCGGGCGAGGTCCGAGAACGCGCCGAGGTCGTCGTTCACCAGCACCTGCCGGGTGATGCCGATCTTCCGCGCCCAGGTCTCGACCTTGTAGGCCTCCCGCGCCTCGGCCATGGTGCCAGCCTTGATCTCGCCGTGCTCGTTGAGCTTCTCCAGCAGCGGCGCCTCGCCCAGCATGATCTTGTTCACCGCGCGGAAGTCCCGCGCCGTGGTCTGGCGGCCGAGGCGGCGGATGCCCGAGGGCGCGGCCTGGTAGGCGTCGCGCAGCACCCGGCCCACCGTGTCCCCGAGGATGATGGGGAAGTCGGATGTCGTGTGCAGCGCGCGGGTTACGAGGCTCGCGGGCGACAGCGCCATGGTGGACTCGCCGCGGAGCGTCAGCAGTTCCTTCGCCATGTCCACGGGCGTGGCGTAGGCGTAGCGCCGGGCGGGCTCGCTCAGCTCGTGGCGCGGGTTGATCCGGGCGTAGAGCGCCTCACCCATTTGCCGGGCACGGAGCGCCGGGTCGTCGTGGCCCTCGCCCATCTCGACGCGGACCTGTTCGGTGCGGATCGGCGGTGCAGACCGCTTCGCCAGCGCCTCGAAGGCCGCGCGGCGGGCAGTGTCGGCATCGGCGTTCGCGTCGATCTGCCCGTCGATCCAGGACTGATCCAGCCCGGCGATACGGGCGATGGCGCGGATCTCGGTGTTAATCGCGGCGCGGGTCTGCGCCTCGGGCGGGCCGGGGGTGACGGTCGTGTCGGTCATCTGTGTCTCCATGCGAATGTGGGCGCCGGGGTCGGCGGGCGTCGGCACCAGGGAAATCTCGTGAGGTGTCCAGCGCACGGCTGTCAGCACGCGCGCGCCGTTCTCGGTCGTCTCGGCCCAGTCCTCGACCGAGTAGCCGACCGAGACATGCCGCAGGATGCCGGCCAGCACGTCCTGCCAGACCGGCTCCACTTCGGGCCGGGCAGAGAACTGGATGAGCGCCGTGCCGCGCTTGCCGTCCACTGCTGCACTGCGGACGGAGCCGAGCACGTCGCGCACGGCAGTCTGGCGGTGCGCGTCGAGGACGCTGGCGCCTTCCAGGCGCGACAGGTCCACCGCCTGCGGATCGAGGCTCAGACGCTCGATGTATTGCCCGGCCATGTCACGGCGGCGCACGGGTGCGCCCGTAGACCAGACTACCTCGACCGTACGAGCCTCAGGATCGGCCGTGGCGGGCGCCAGTGTGGCGCGGCGGGTGAGCAGTTCGAGGGCGTCAGTCATCGGCAGACTCCTTCTGCTGCGGCGCCGCCGTCTGGCCGAAACTCAGCCCTAGCCCCTCCGCGCGCTCGCGGTCCGCGGCGATCTCGGCATCGACCTGTTCGGCGTCGTAGCCACGCTCGGAAATTGCTTGGGACCGGCTCTTGAGCCCCGCGCCGATCGCCATGATCTCGGCCTGCACGTCCTTCATCGGATCGACGTAGTCGAACTTCGGCGGTAGCCACTCGCAGCCGAGATAGGCGTCCGGGTTCCGGTCGAAGTCCCGCGCCGGAAGATCGCCCGTCAGCACCGCAAGCCGGACGAACCGCTCCCACACCGGGCGGCAGAACAGGTGCACCACCACGGTGTGCTGCAACTGCTCGACCCGGCGGCGGAACTCGATAAGCCCCGCGCGGATCGAGGAATAGGTCACACCCTCCAGATCTCCCGAGACCAGCTCGTAGGGCAGGCCAAGCCCCGCAGCGACGGCGCGCAGGTGGTTCTTCACGAAGGGCGCATAGGCATCGTGCTCGGTCGGATTGGAGAAGCGGATGTCGGTGCCGGGTGGCAGGGGGATCAGGCTGCCGGGCTCCATGCCCACGGTAAGCGCGCCGCCGGTATTGGTGCCCGAGAGCCCGCCTGCCGTGCCGTCCGGATCGGTGATGAAGCCGGTGAACAGCGCCGCGACCTTGGCCTTCACGAGGGCCGCATCCTCGAACTGGTCGAGCTCGTGCAGCCGCAGCAGCACCGGCGCGAGCCAGGTTATGCCGCGCAGCTGGCCCGCGGCGAGCGGCTTGAACAGGTGCAGGCAATCGGCGGCGGGGACGCGGAGCGGGTCCATGCGGAGAGACCCCAGCGGATCGCCCGGGCGGGAGGACAAGACCCGGTAGGCGACCCTTCGACCGGCAGCATCGAACTCGATGCCCGCGCGGATCCGCGCACCGCCGCCGATCTCGCGGTGCAGGTCCATGGGAACCTGCTCGCGATCCAGAAGCTCGAGGTGGAGAGGAAGGCTGGCGGCGTCGCTGGCCACCCGCAGCCGGGCGAAGCTCTCGCCGCTCTCGACCATCGCGCGCACGGCCATGGCCTGCAGCCCGTAGAAATCCGCCAGCCCGTCCGGGGCGGCGTGATCGGTCCAGCGCAGCCAGAGCGCCTGCAGCCGCTCGCGCACCGCGCGGTCGGGATGGGTGGATTGCGGCTTGATCCCGGCGCCAACGACATTGCCGACCAGGCTGTCCACCGCCGCCGCGACCCACGGGTTGTTGCGGGCATACCAGCCGGCGCGGCGTGCGGCCATAGTGGCGCCCGCCAAGATCGCGGCGTTCAGGCCATCGACCGTCTTGGCGCTCTCCCAGCGCCGGCCGCCGCCCGCCGCGTCGAAGGCGCGCGTCCTGCCGATCCCGAGAAGCCGTTGGACGAAGTTCCGCATGCCGCCGATTTTCGCGCGGCGGCAAGCATCAAGCTATTGGGAACGTTTGAGAATATTCGCCAGTCAGCCAGACGAATCGGGATCAGGCGCCAATCTTCTCCACCATCTGCGCCCGCATGTCCTTCCCGTCGACCGTCTTCTCGACGACGATGAAGAGCCCTTTTCCGCCGCTCTTTTTCTCCCACAGTTGGCCGATGGTCCGTTTTTCGGCGGTGTCGGGACCCTCGGCGATGTGGGCGCCTTTGTACTCGACGACAAGCAGGCGGCCGTCCTCCAACTGCGCCACGAAATCCGGGTAGAACTTGTCCGTCGCGGTCGGCAGCCAGAACGAGTTGGGATGGCGGGCGACGTTGCGGATCCAGAACTTCAGACCCGGCAGGCTGTCGATGGCCTGCGCGCACTGGAACTCCTCGCCATTCTCGGCGCCGTCGAAGGCCGGCACGTGGTCGGGACCAAGGAAGTGCTTTCGCGGCTTCCAGCGACCACGATACCGGCGTTGGTCCCAATACATCCCGTCCTTGAAGCTGAACGCCTCATCGAAGGACACGTCCACCTTGGCTTCGGGCGCGAACAGATATCGCTGGTAGACGCCGTCGCGCTCCTGCTGGCGGATGGCGGCGAGTTTCTCGCGGACTTTTCGGGCGAGGATGAACTTGCAGCGCATCAGCGCCGCAATGTGCATCCCGCGTGCGGTGATCAGGTGGCCGACGAGGTCGCGCAACCAGCGCAACAGCTCGGTCTGGTGAATGTCCGGCTGGCGCACCTGCCGGTCGAGCCACAGCACCAGCGCCTCCGGGGTCCAACCCTCGACGTCGACGTCGAGCGCCAGCTGCTCCGCCTCGTCGGCGAACTGATAGGTGATGCGATTGCCGTCGAGATCGATTTCGAAGCTGCGGGCCGTCTCGCGGATCGCGAACTCGGCCTCGCCCAGCTTCGAGGAATGATCGAGCAGCGACCAGTCGTGGAACTCCATGAACACGTCGGTGTCGGCGAACTCCAGCTCGCCCTGGATCTCCGACATTAGGCGCGGGACCTCGAAGGTCTCGCCCTGCTCGGCGGGCGACAACTGGTCCTTCACAACGACGCGGTATTTCGAGACGGCCTCGGCGAAGCCCTTCCGTTCCGTCTCGGGCAACGTGTCGGCGATCACCTTCTCCAGCTCGCCGTCGACGCGGCCGGTGACAGCGATCTCGATCTTGCCACCGCCGGTGTCGCGGACGCTGACGCCTTCGCGCTTCCTCAACTCCGCAACCACCTCGGGCGTCGCCATCACCGTGTGCTTGAAGGTAGGCTTCGGCTTGTCGCGCGGTCCGAACAGGCCGGTGTCGGCATCGAGCGAGGTCTGCGCCGGTTCGATGTTGTCGCGGGCCTCGTCCTCCTCAAATCCCATGGCGACCAGCTTGTCGGCCAACGACCGCGCCGCTTCGCCGAAGGATGGTTCAGACAAAAAGGCATAGGCACGGTTCAGCGCGTCCGCCTTGCGGCGTTTGGCGTAGGGCATCCGTAGCACGCGCCCCAGCAGCTGCTCCACATCCACCGCGCTCTGGATCCGCGAGACGGAGCAGAAGGCGTAAGCGAAGGAGCAGTCCCAGCCCTCCTTCAGCGCCTCGACGGTGATCACGTATTCGATGGGGCACTTCGGATCGAACAGATTGATGCCGTCGAGCTCGCGCTGATCGCCGGTCGCCACGGCGATCTTGTCCTCGGGGATCTGCTCGACCTCCATCAGGTGTTTCTTCAGCGCCTCGACCGTCACCTCCTGGTTCTTGGGCTGCGCCTGGAACAGGACAATTGGCCGGATGTAGTCGGGGTCCTTGTCGGCTTCCTCGGCCAGAATGGCGCGCGCCGCGATGGCGCCGTTCACCGCATTCTGCCAAGTGTCGTGCTCGGACAGCATGATGGGCAGCTTGATCATCTCTTCGAGCTTCAGCTCCTGCGCCGTCACGCTGTGCAGGATGTTGGAGTTGAGGCGCGGCGTTGCCGTGAACTCGATGATGGCGGACGGGTTCACCCGCGCCTGCATCTCCCGCGTCAGGCCCGTAACGGCGTTGTGCGCCTCGTCCACGATCATCAGCGGCCGATGGATGTGTATCAGGTTCGCGAAGGAGAATTTCACGCCGCCGCCGTCCAGCGTCTCCAGCCCCGGCAGGGACTTGGGCAGTGCGGTGAAATGCGGCTCCATGTTCTCGTTGTGGGCATAGACCTTGCGACCTTCCGTGTTCGAGACCCGCAGCGTCTGGATCGTGCCTACGACGATGCAGCAATGGTCGCGGATATCATGCGGGCGGATGTGCGTGAAATCGGCGATGTCGAACACGCGCACCCGTCCGTCGAAGGCCTCGTCGAGCGCCTGTCGATAGGGATGGCGGGCGTTCTTCAGCGCCTCCGCCGTCTGCAGGCGAATGGTGTTCGACGGCACCAGCCACAGGACCATCGGATAGTCCTTCTCCACCCAGGCATCGCGTGCAATGCCGATGGAGTATGCGCCGAGGATCGTCTTGCCGCCGCCGGTGGGCAGACGCAGGCACACGTAAGGAACGTTCGGCAGCTCGGCGAGCGGCGTGTATGTGCCGCCATAGCGGCCGAGCCGCTTCGCCTGCTCCGGCTCCTTGGAGATCGCCTCATACGCGCCCTTCGGGCCCGCCACGCGCGCCTCCTCGAAAAAGCGGCGGAGAACGGAGAGAGTATCGGTCTGGTATTGCTTCAGTTTCATCGGACGCCCCCTCACTTCCGCGCTTTGACGTCGTAGGGCGTCTGCTTGAAGGTGATGCGCTCGCGGTCCAGCGTCGCGGGCGTCAGCCGGGATTGTTCGCCATAGACGGTCAGCGGGCCGTCGAAGCCCGGCGCCAGCCGGGCGATATCGGCGCGGATCAGGGCCAGCGTCGCGCGGGTCAGCACGTTGCCGCCGTCCGGCCGCTTGTCGCCCAGGATGCCGTTGTAGAGCAGCGCATGGGCGCGCCCATCGTGGATGCCCAGCAGCGGGCTTTCGGCCTTGCCATCCCCCGGACCGTCCCACGGGCGGTCGGTTTCCGAGAACCAGACATGCGCCGCCAGCACCGGAAAGCGGATGTCCTGCCGGATGTGGCCGTCCTCGTCGAACACGGGCGGGCCGAGGCGATAGAAGCGGAATCCGCCGCCGCCCTGCCAGCCGACGGATTGAGAGATGCCGCCCTGTTCGCCGTCGATCACCTTCTGCAGGCGCGGCGCGCAGTGGGACACCGCGTGCTCGCCCATCTCGATGCCGATGTAACGGCGACCCATCTTGTGTGCGACGGCGGCCGTGGTGCCGGAGCCGAGGAAGGAATCGAGCACGAGGTCACCCGGGTCCGTCGCAATTTGAAGGATGCGCTCCAATAGCTGCTCCGGTTTGATAGTCTCAATTGGTTCAATGCCCGGAAGCAACTCGCGCGCATGGGCTTTCGCTTGACGACTTGTCTTTACGTCCAGAAGAATCGTTTGGTGTGGTCTTTTGGGCAAATCAGGTGCGAATTCGCGCGCATAAGGCACCCATACAAGCTCACCATTCTTTTCACGCTGCTTCCAGATTAGCCTTCCCTCGCGCTTGAGCTTTTTGACGCCGCTACAACTAAATGCCCACCGTGCCTCCCGTCCGTCGTCATGTATTGGATAGACGCGAGTTCTATCAGGTGCAGGAAGGGGGAAATACATTGTTGGACGATCTTTTCTGAGCGAGTTCTTTCCGTTTTTCTTCACGAGCCGATCACGATGAAAACGGGGCTCCTCCAATGTGGTCCTGTATGATCTCAGGATAGATTCATCGGGTTTCTTCTTGAATGTGACGGATTTCTTGTTCGCCTTGTAGCAAAGCACGAACTCATGATCGGGCGTGATTGGCGGCTTATTGTCGTTTGGGCTGTCAACCTTCTGCCAGACAAAGGTGCATTCGAAATTCGAGCGCCCGAATACCTCATCCATGATGACCTTGAGGTAATGCCCCTCGTTGTCGTCGATGGACACCCAGATCGAGCCGTCCTCGGCCAGCAGGTCGCGCAGCAGTTCCAGCCGGGGCCACATCATGGCCAGCCACTGCGTATGCTCGAGGTTGTCGTCGTAATGCTCGAAGGCCGAGCGCGTGTTGTAGGGCGGGTCGATGTAGATGCATTTCACCCGGCCCGCATAGAACGGCAGCAGCGCCTTCAGCGCCTCGAGGTTGTCGCCCTGGATCAGCATGTTGCCCGCACCGCCGTCGCCCGCCGACAGCTCCGGGACTTCCTCCAGCAGGCGATAGGGCACGCGTTGCGCCGTGCGGATGTCCTCGTCCCGTGTCAGCCAGTTCAGTATCGGCATGCGCTAGCGTTCGTCCCCGTTGTTGTCCTGCGCCGTCGCATCGCTGCGCGGGCGCGCCTTGCCCGAGGGTTCCACCGCCTGCCCGGTCAGCCGCCGGTATTCCTCGACCGCAAGGACGACGACCACCGGGCGCCCGTGCTTCTCGACCACCACGGGTTCGGCCCGCGCCTCGTCGATCAGCTGGCCGAAGCGGTGCTTGGCCTCGCGGGCAGACACGGCCTTCATGGGCCCCTCCCTGATTTGTGGTCAGAATGGTCACAACGGGCCGGGATGGTCAATCCGCGATCACCGCATCCACGCCGACCGGATCACCTCGGGCCTCTCGCGCCCGGGCGCCGCCCGCCCCGGCATCTGCTCCACCTCCTCGTTCAGGCGCATCCCCATGCTGATCAGGCCGTGCAGGGCGGCGTGGGCGTAGACGAAGGTGTCCAGCGCCTCGTTGCGTTCGCCGTCGCGCTTGGGTTGCCAGGAGCGGATTGGGCGGCCTTTCTCGAAGCGGGTGACGACGCGTTCGGCGGTCAACTGGCGGAAGTAGTCGGCGTCGAGGCGGCGGGGGAAGTGGATGGCGCCGGGGCCGGGTTCGGTCAGTTTCAGGCGGGCGTAAACCGCGTCCTTAACGGCATCGACGCCAACGATGAACAACGGGATCTTGCCCTTGTTGGTGCGGGTGGGGCGGCGCGGCCAGACCGGGATGCCGGGGCCGCCGCGGCCCTTGATCGCCCAGATGCGGCGGGCGAGGCGGGTGCGGCAGAACTCGTAGGCCATCTTGGTGTGGTGACCGCCGGTGTCGATGGCCGCGGCGCGCACTGGCAGGTCGAGCCCGGCGGGATGCGGGAAGGTCGCCTGCAGCACCATGTCGAGATCGGACCAGAGGCGCGGCCCGGACGGGTCGCCCCAGAGCACGCGGTAGTCGATCACCCATGCCTCCTCGTCGCGGCCCCAACCGAGGATCTGCACCTCGATCCGGTCGCCCTGTACGTCGACGCCCGCGGTCAGCACGGCGACGGCGGCGGGAACCGCCTCGCCCCAGTCCTCGCGCCGGGCCATGAGCGGATCGGCCGGAACGGTGTCGCCCGCCTGGTCCTCCCAGGACTCGCCCAGCCTGGTGTTGACCCAGACCTGCAGACGCGCGGGATCCTTGCGCACGCGGCCGTGTTCGGCGGCGATCTCGGCCCATGTCTCCCACGGGGAATAGAGCGCGGAGAGGTGGAAGCCCGCGGTGCGGCCGTCGCCTCGGGCCGTCGCGCGCCATTCGCCCGCCGCCAGCAGGCGCGGTTTTTCGTGCTCATGGTGAATGCCTCCGCAGGCCTCGCAGATCAGATGCGCATGGTCGCGCCGCCCCTCCGGCCAGCGGATGCGCGCCCAGGTGATCGGGGCCATGTCGCCGCAATGCAGGCAGGGGACGTGGTAGAACCGCCGGTCGCTGTGCTCGAAGGCGGCCTCGATGCGGGAGTGGCCCTTCAGCGTGGGCGTGGACACCATGTAGATCTTGCGCCGCCCGCGGAAGGTGGCGGTGCGCTGGATCGCCAGATCGACCGGATCGCCCTCGCCGTCGGCATCGCCGGGATAGCCGTCCACCTCGTCGAGGAACAGGTAGCGGACGGGCGTGGAGCGCAGCCCCACCGCGCTGTTCGCGCCGGTCATCACCAGCTGGCCGCCGGGGAAGGATTTGCGGAACAGGCTGTTCCCGGCGTCGCGTGACCTCGGGGCCGAGACCAGATCGCGCAGGGCAGGGGTGGCCTCGATCAGCGGATCGATGCGGACGGTGGTGTTCCGGCGCACCATGTCGAGCGAGGGCATGACCAGCATGGCGATGCCGGGCGCGTTCTGGATGATGTAGCCGAGCCAGTTCAGTCCGGCCTCGGACCCGCCCGTCTGCGCACCCTTCATCAGCACCACGCGTTCATAGGGGCTGGAGGTGGATAGCGCATCCATCACTGCGCGCAGGTAAGGCGTGCGGTCGGTGCGCCAGCGGCCCGGTTCCGCAGAGGTCGGCGGCAGGATGCGATTGCGGTCGGCCCAATCTGACACGGGGATGGGCGGTTCCGGGCGGATGCCGCGCCGCCAGGCGAGATCGATGTCAGGCACCATCGCCAAAACTCCCCAAGGGCAGGTCGGCCAGGTGTTCGAGATGTTCGCGCATCATCCGGTCCAGGGCCGCGAAGGTGGCACGCGGATCGGCGCCGACCTCAGCCGCTAGCAGCGGGGCTGTGCGCTGGACCCACGCCATGTGGGCGTCGCGTTCTGCACGCGCGCGTGCGAATACGGTGCGCGTGGCGGCGGCGGTTTCGACCAGCAGGCCCTGTTCCTTTTCGAAGGCCAGCTTGGCACGCTGGACCTTCACGATCTCATGCAGCCGCTTGGCCTCGGCCAGCGTGGTCGAGACGCGGCCAGGGGTGGCGGTGGCACCACCCTTGTTGCGTCGGGCTGGATCGAGGTTGTCCTCGATCCAGGCGAGGCCCACCGCCACGTCGATCCGCCCGTCCGCGCGCACCGGCAGCCCCTCCGCCACCAGCTGCGAGATGCGGCCCTTGGTCAGGCCGACGCGGGCGGCGAAGGCGGTCTTGGTCTCGGCGCTGTCGAGTTTAGTCATCTCCGCCCCCTGACGCTGGCGGGCTTATGCGCTGCGCGTCCCCACATACGGATCGGCCCGGGAGGAACCGCCGCTTTCCCGATCCTTCCGGCTTGACCCTGCCTCGGGCGGGCGCGCTCGGCGCCTCGGGTGACGCACCGGTGACGCAAGGATGACGGGATTTCAGGCTCAAGCCTTTGAAAGTGTTGAGATGACGCACTTCCCCCGGCAACCTTTTCATATGGGGGAAAGTGATGAGGATTGGGGAGAGAGTTTCCCCCCTTATCGAAATGTCTGAGCCGAAGTGCGTCATCTCAACACTCTCAATGGGTTAGGAGCCAAAAAGCCGGTTTGGTGCGTCACCACTGCGTCACCGCGAGGCCGATGAAGAACCGCCCTTCCTTGGTCCGCTTGTGCTGGATCCCCGCGACGCGCGCCTGCACGCGCTGGACGAAGCCGTTGATGGCGGGCAGCTTCTCGGGCTTGTAGCCCTCGGCCAGCGCCCAGTTCTGGAAGCGCAGGTGTGCATCGCGCGTGGCCAGCATCGGCCCGCCGTTCACGATGGGCACGACCGATACGCAGGCATCGATCCAGGCGGCGATGGGATCCTCGCTCAGCACCCATTCGAGGAGGGCCTCGTGGCAGCCCTGCGGGATGGCGAAATTGCGCTGGCGGATCAGCCGCGCCGCGCCCTCGACTGCCCATGCCAGCAGCAGGTCCGGTTCCTCGGCGGCGATGCGCTTGCCGATGTCCTCGATGCGCTCCTCCAGTGGGATCGAGCGGGTGAAGGGGATCAGCAGCAGGCGGCGCTGCACGCCCCGGTCCACGCCGCCCTTGAAGCTGGGCAGCTGGTTCGCGGCGAAGAGGTTCTGCGCCACCGAGCGGAACTCGACCCGGCTCTTGTAGACGTCGCGCCCCTCGATGGGATCGCCGGTGACCACGGCCTTGAAGGTGTCGGACGCGATGGCCTCGGGCGAGAGTTCGTCGGAGGCGTTCAGCAGCTTGCCCACCAGCCCGATCACATGCCGCTCGTCGCCCATCTTCGAGGCGGGGACCGAGCAGATGGCGCTGGCGGGCAGGAGGCCGCGCGCCAGTTCGAGCACCTGGCTCTTGCCGTTCTCGGCGGTCTTGCCGTGCAGCACCACCGCGCGCGGCTGCATCAGACGGGTGGCGTAGCCCAGCGCAGCCGCGCCGCAGACCTCTGCGAGCAGGGCGCATTTGGCCTCGGCCTCGGGGTCGCCCTTGAAGCTGCCGGTCAGGAGCCTGGCGAGCAGCGAGCCTGCGGGCGGGGTTCCGGCGGCGCCGGGTGGCCAGCGGCCGGGCAGGGTGTGGCGGCAGCGGTGCTCGCGGTGGTGGGGTTCGAGGCGCGGCGTCCCCTCCGCGTCGAAGCGGACGAAGCCCGAGGCGCAGTTGATGCCAGCGGGCGGGGCGTCGAAGTATCCGGGCATGGCGCAGAGGGCGGCGCATTCGTTGAGGATCGAGTCGACACGGGTCTTCGTCAGCTTGACGTTCGAGGGCTCGCCCGCGGGCGTGAGGAACCCCGCGCCGTCATAGGTGTGGACGGGCAGGCGCATTTCGTGGTCGGGGATCGCCTCCCAATGGGTGCCGCCATAGCGCCAGAATTCGCCATCGGCATGGACGATGCGGCCGTGGCGCTCGGTCAGATCCTCGCGGACCCGCTTCGCGATCTCCACGTCCGAACCGATGTAGAGTCGCTTGCGCCCGGTGTCGGCCTCCTCGGCGCGGAAAGGTTCTGCGCCCGCGATGAGGTTGCGCACGGCCGCCTCGCCCTCGCGGACCAGCACATCGTTGAAGTCCTGCTCCTCGGGCGGGGTGGCGATCAGCACGGTCATGCCGCGATGCGCGAGCATGCTTGCGGCGCGGGTGATCTGGCCCTCGGCCTTGCTGCCGGGCAGATCGCCGTCGCGGGCGACGATCACCGTGGCGTTCGCGGGCACCGGCGCGCGGCCAATGTTGGAGATGCCGAGGCAGGCCCAAGTCTCCTGTCCCGTCGCCTGCCAGACCGAGAGCGCGGTCTCGACTCCCTCGCAGAGCACCAGCGGTTCCCGCCCCGGCAGTCGCACCGCGGCGCGTTCGGCCCAGCCCTCGACCGCCTTGTTGGTGCGTTTGACCACCTTCACCGGGGCCTTCCGCCCCTCGGCGGTCAGATAGACCTGCTGCAGCGCCAGCACCTCGCCCGCCTCGTCGGTGGCGAACGCGACCATGGCGCCGAACTGGCGATAGGCGTACTGACGATAGCGGATGCAGTCGGGCGGCGTGGCGGTGATCCCGCGATGGCGCAGATAGGCGAGGACGGGCGTCGAGACGAGGCTCTCGCTGCGGCGCACGATCTCGGCCACCTTCTCGGCGCGTTCCTCGGGCGTCGGTTCCTTGGGCTGGACCGAGCCCGAGGCGGAACGCGCGGGCGCCGCGGGCGGCTTCGCCGACCAGGAGGGACCGGCTTCGGGTTCGCCCAGCCAGGCCCGCGCCCAGTCCCATGCGGCTTTCTCGTCCAGCCCCAGACGATGGGCGATCAGTTCGAGCGCAGCACCGCCCCCGCCATGTTCGTGGTCGAACCAGCGGCCCTTTTTCGCGCCGTCGATCTCCACGGCGAGGCTGCCCTTGGTGCCGAAACGCAGCTGCTGCGCGCCGGAAAGCTGCCGGTTCGGCTCGCCAAGCAGGTCGCGGGCCAGGTCCGCGATGCGGTCTTGCAGCATGTCGGCCAGCTGTGAGACGGACATGCGCGTGGCGGCACGGGCGCGGGAGCCGGGCGGCGTGCCGTTGAAGTCGAGAGGGTCGCCCTGCACCGTCATTGCCGCGGCCCCTTCACGGTGCAGAGCAGGATCGGCATCTCGGGGCAGACCGCCTGCACGCGGTTGGTCCAGGCGATCTCCTGCTCGGGTCGGGTCTCGATGATCAGCCCGTTGCGCTGCGCCATGGCCATCAGGGCGATGCTGGAATAGGCCTCGGGCGGCGGGGCGCAGGAGATGATGGCGACGCCGTCGGCCATGCCGATCAGACGGTCGAGCGCCTTGCTGTCATACTGATCGGGGCCGAGCGCGCAGTCGGTGTCGTCGCCCACCATGACGATGAAGGGCCGTTCCAGAAGGGCGAGACCGCGCTCGAGCCCGGTCGCGCGCTGGGGGATCACCAGGAAGCCGACACCGTGATCGCGGATCGCGTGGACGATAGGCAGCAGATGCGCGGCCTCCGCAGCGACCTTGGCTTCCAGCTGTTCGAGGATCGAGCCGGTGAACTGGATGGGAGTGTCAGGCATTGGCGAAGCCCTCCTGCAGGGCGATCCAGTCCATCAGCGTGGAGCGGCGCGTGGCGATGCGGCTGCCCAGCCGGAAATGCGGCAGCGGGCGCTTCGAGCGCGTGCAGAGGTAGTAGACGCGGCGCTGGAACCGGAACTCGTCGGAGTCGAAGAGGAAGCGGGCGATCTCGGCGGCGCCGACCATCATGTCGGGCGCGAGCGTGGCGGGCGCGGTCATCGGCCCCTCCCGGCGCGCGGGGCGCTCGGCTTGCGGGAGGCCTCCTGTTCGCGGGCGAGCAGCCAGTCGCGCACCGCCTCGATGCGGTAGTAGACGCGCCGGCCGATCACGACGAAGGGCGGGGACTGGCGCAGCTGGCGGTCGCGCTGACAGGTGCGCAAGGACACCCCACGGCGGGCGGCGTAGTCCTCCTCCGAGATGAAGCCGTCGAGGAAATCGGGCGGCGGGGCGACGGTGGCGGCCCTCTCGGCGCCTCCGGATGCAAGGGGTTGGGTCATCGGCGTCTCCTTCGTGCCAGGCGACGCAACGCGCCGCCGATGCCCGAGAGATGCCGACGTTCCCGATGGTCCGTTATTGGTGAGGGGAGACCGTTATCTAGTGAGCCGGATCGGCTCAGTAGTCAGACGCTGGGCAGCGGGGCGCGGTAGTCCAGCGCGGCCTCCAGCAGGGCGCCGGACAGCGGCTGCGGCTTGAATGGCGATCCCGGCCATGGCCGATACTGCGGCAGGATCCATGTATCGTCGGGATCCAGCAGCGTCTGTGCCTTCGCGCGCAGGGGCTGATGGGCAAGGCCGAATTCGAGATACGCTTCCGCCTCGGACAGGAACATCATGAAGTTCTCGTTCAGCTCGCCCTCCATCGCGGCGCCGACTTCCTCGGGCGTCTCGTTGTGCGTGAAGGCGATCATGAACCAGTCGAACAGCACGGCGCAGAAATGCGCGACGGGCTTGTAGGTCTTCCACGCCTTGCGCAGGTCGTGGCTGTTGCGCGGGACGTTGGGCAGCTTGACCCGTTCGAGAATGAACACGGCCTTGTTGACGCTCGCCCCGCCCGGTAGGTCGGCGTGATGCATGGCCATGCGCCGCACCAGCGCGAGGATGAGACCGGCCGCCAACCAGCTGCCGACGCGCTTCTCCATGTCCCTCTCGAAGAACCGGAAGCCGGGCGCCATGCTGACGGTGGCATGTCCGCCAGCCTCATCGAACCATGCCTCGAACTCCTCGTGCGACGCCATCCACGCCTCGTGCTGCTCGATGGCGAGGATCGTGTCCTCCCACCCGTCTGCCGCCGCAGGGTCCGGAAGGGCGTCGCGCTTGGCCTTGAGGTCGGCCAGATGGATCGACATGAGCGTGGCGACATACTCCCGGCGGGATTGCTCGTCGGCAAGGTCGGGCCATGCCATGACGGTGCGGACCGCGATCTGGGCGCGATAGAGGCCGCCGGGTGCCAGCAGGTGTCCATAGTCAAGAACGGGCATCGTCAGCCTCCGCGTTTTCCTTGTTTATGATTTGTTCCGCGGGGGTCTGCAACACGAAGGCGCCCACCGTCTCGGCGGCCTTGCGCAGCGGATCGTCGAACAGATGGGCGTATCGCTGGGTGGTCTGGACCTGAGTATGGCCGAGCATCTGGCCGATCAAGGGCAGCGACGCGCCCGCCGACACGAGGATGCTGGCGAAGGAATGGCGGATGTCGTGGATCCGGACATTCGGCTGGAACTCGGTCTTCGGGTTGCCCTTGCGGTCGAGGACCGGCTTGCCCTTCGCGTCCAGCACCGGCACCTCCGCGCCGAGCCCCGCCCTGCGGCAGACCGAGACCCATGTGCGCTTGATCTCGGTGAGCGGTTTCCCGGTCGAGCCGGGGAAGACGTAGGGGCTGGGCGGCATGCCCTCGGCCTTCGCATTGGCGGCGGCCTTCATCTCGACCAGCAGCTGCACCGCCGGGCCCGAGAGCGGGACGCGGTGCAGCTTGCGCTGCTTGGTGTGCGCAGAGGGCTTGGTCCAGACGCCGTTCTCGAGGTCGAACATCTCCCATGTCGCGCCCAGCACCTCGCCGCGCCGGGCGCCGGTCAGCATCAGCAGCTTGATCGCGTTCGCGGACATGGGCTCGGAATGGTCGTTCAGCGCCTGCCCCAGCGCGGCGATCTCGGTCCGGTTCAGATAGCGGTTCCGCTTCTCCTCCTGATTGCGGCGCACGCCCGAGGCGGGATTGTCGTCGCGCCATTTCCAGCGGATCGCGAGGTTGAACGCCTTGCGCAACACCTCGATGGTGCGGTTGGCGCGGACGGGCGTGCCGCGGATCTCGGTGATGTCGCGGTGGAGCGCATCGACATCGTCATGGCTGATCTGGGCGACCTTCATCTTGCCGAAGCGGGGCAGGATGATCTTCTCCCACATCATGCGCTCGTCGGCCTGACTGCGCTCGGCCTTCTTGGGCAGGTGCTCGCGGGCATAGCGTTCCCACATTTCCTGCACGGTCGGCGCCTCGCGCTGCGCCTGCCGCTCGCCCATCGGGTCGTGGCCGAGATCCACCTCGCGCTTCATGTCCTTTGCGGTCTGCCGCGCGGCGGCCACCGTCCAGTCCGGCCAGGCGCCGATGGTGATCCGGCGCTGCCGCCCCTCGGCGCGGTAGTCCAGGATGAAGGACTTTGCCCCGCCCGGCGTCACCCGCAGGGCGAAGCCCTTCACCTCCGCGTCCCAGAGCATGGACTGCCCGCGCACCGGCGGCAGGGCCTTGCGGGCGGCGGCTTCGGTCAGTTTCTCGGTCATTCCAGCCTCCCCGTGTCAACACTGTGTCAACACATCATATGGCTGTTCTTGTCGTTCGCTGGCGGCGAGTCACAGGCGGTCGCGCCGGATAGCCACAATAAAACAGCCGTCTAGGAGACTAGGCCGGAAAACGCGTCAACAATCAAGGCTCTATATGTTGTGTGGTATCTGGCTCATAACCTGAAGGCCGCAGGTTCAAATCCTGCCCCCGCAACCAAAAATATTCCGCGTTATCAAACGCTTGAACGCCGCTCTCCGGGGCGGCGTTTGCCTTTGAGCCCACCGTGGAAGCACTGTGGAAGCAAGAGGGGCCGAAGTCCTTCATACCGCTTCGTAAATCGGTGCCTGCGATGACCATTGCTTCCAGTGCGGCTCGATCGGGATCATCGCATCGATACCGGCCGGGATCCCGCTGCCAAAGGGGAGCTCTCGAACATCGATTGCGACAACATCCAGTACCGGCCGCTCTTCGGTCATGAGCACGAACTCGGTGATCCTCCCTGGCGGGCAGTCCCTTGAGGCCGGGTAAACGAGCGCGAGTCGCTTGCAGCGGTAGCGACTGGCGTAGGCGTTCATCTGATATGTGTCGTCGCTCGAGACGCTCGAGTTCGGTTCGGCGAGATCGAGGCGCTTCCATTTTGCATCGAAGATGGCGACGCACTCGTCTCCGCTCTGAACGGTGATGTCGGGGCGCAGCTGGAAGCCCGCCGTCGCGAGGTTCTTCACAGGGCTCTGAAGTCCGACAGTAAGGCGAGCACCGGCCTGCACCAGGCAGGCATGCCGGATGCGCAGTCCGAGTACCGTCTCGAAGAGCTTCTCCATGTTGAACAGCAGAGCGGAACCAGCTGAGTCGCCGACGCGAACATCCGGATAGAGTGCTGTCAGCAGCCAGCGGGCCCGCTCAAACACCGGCTCCCAGTGTCGGATGGTCCGATCAAACCGCAGGGCGCCGACGTCGCGAGCCCTGACCCTGCGATCGGTCACCTCGTCAAAGCGATGGAGGAACGCCGCGACCATCGCCCGGGTCCTCGGGCTCAGGGCGAGCCCTAGAAGGATCCGAAGGACCGCCTTGAGCGCTTGATTGTAGGGGTTGTCGATGCTGCGCTCATCGAAGCGACAGAGTAGATGAGAACGGTCGAAGGCGTTCATGCGCAGGTGCTCGGTCAGCTCTAGCCGTCCGCGGATAGCATTGAGGTTCTCCGTCCTCTCCGAGTACCGGGCAATGGCCCCGCCTCGGAGCGCGGATTTCACCTGGCTGCAGAAATCCTCGATGAAGACGTCCAGGAGGTGGCTGTGCTGTTGCCCGAGGCCGGCCTCGCCTACGCGCTTCGATCCGAGCTCTCCAGCACGAGCAAGCATGGCCACTAGAAGGCCCCGCATGTTTTCGCTGCTATCGCTGCCATGGTCGATCTTTGGAAGTATCTCGATTGCCAGCTGCTCGGTTTGCAGGACTCCGCAGAACGGCCCGAACTTCAATGACCGATGGCCCCACGTGAGGACCCCGGGTGGCAGACGTCCGGCGAGTTTCGCGATCCCTTCTGCCTCGATCTCGCTGATCCCGCCGGCCGGGCCGATGCTTACGCCCTCCCTCTCTCGGAAGGTCAGGCACCTCATTCCGGTGGCTCGTAAATCTTCCGGATTGCGTCCGGGGTGATGTCGTCTTCCCGAATGATCTCGAACGCCTCACCGTCCCCGATTTCGGTCGGGTCCGCCTTGGGAAAAAGCACAGCGGCATTCTGTGTCCGCGCCCGGACCAATTGCAGCTCCTCCTCTACGGCCTGGTCGGCGAGGACGTATCGGATCTGACGCCAGTCGTCGTAGAACGCCTCTTGCAGGAACGGCAGTATCTCCCGCGCAAATACACGGCGCAGCTCGTCGAAGGACTTCACGTGGTAGAAGTAGCTGTGGCCAAGGGTCTGGTCGCGATGCAGCAGGCGGGACAGGCGGGCATTCATGGCCTGCAGGAGCTGACGCAGGTCGATCGCGTTGCCCTCGCTGTCATCGATCGATTCAAGCAGTTCCGGCTTCGGTGTGAGTTCCTCGAACCGGAATCGGCGCCGTAATGCGCTGTCGAGCAGAGCGATTGAGCGGTCCGCGGTGTTCATGGTGCCGATCACGTCGACATTCGCGGGCACACCAAAACGCTCACCAGAGTAGGGGAGTGTCACTTCCAGGCCCTTGCAGCTCGCCAAGCGGTTTCCCGAGGCATCTATGCGGATACGCTTGTCCACTTCGACCAGCGTAATCAGCTCGCCGAAGATCTTGGCGACGTTTCCGCGATTGATTTCGTCGATGAAGAGGGCGAACCGCTTGTCCGGCGCGCGCCGGGCCCTATCGCAGAGCCGCTTCAATACCCCTGGCCGCACCTCGTAGGTGACAGCCCCGTTCTCCGTGACCGGGCGAATGCCCTCGACGAAGTCCTCATACGCGTAGCTCTGATGAAACGTCACGAACTCGAAGCGATCACCGGCCTCGTCCAAGTATTGCGGCAGGTAATCGTTCTTGAGGCGGTGGGTCTTCCCGGTCCCGGGCGGGCCGTAGAGAATGAGGTTCAGGGGCGGCGCGAGTTTCTTTGGAGATGCATCCCCAGAACCGGCGTCGTCCCCCGGCGGAGTGGCGCCCGATGCGATAGGTGACAGCGCCTTCCATAGGCGCTCCAGGGTCCGGGCAGCTTTTGCCTTGATCTCGATCCCGGAAGACTGCGGGTTCCATTCCTGGCCGGGCTCGCGGTTTTGCAGCTGTTCCAGAGGGACGATTTCGTCCGACGTTGCATCGCGGACGGAGTCGAATGCCACGTCAACGAAGCGCGTCGTCTCTCCGGCGTCGGCCCTGGCCTGTTCCCAGTGCTCAGCTTCGTAGTTCGCTCTGAACAACCCGA